GCGTTTGCAGTAATCTTTATGCTGAGAATTTGAGTAGATTTCTACGTCACTCCAAGCGATAAGGTCTTTATTTAAAGGGCTGTTTTTAGGTAGTTGTATTGTCATCATATCGGTAATATGCCGAGGAAGAATCAACCGTCAAATAAAATTTTAACTTTCTTTTAATAGATCGCAAAAACACAGATTAATGAACAAATATTCATGAAAAGCAACCGGCAAAAGTACCGGCAAAATCTCGAGGCATAGCCGGTGACAAATCCGGTGACGCCAGACTCTATATCCGGTGACATTTTGAGGTATTGCCTAGGCTTATAAAAAAGATTGGGAGGGGTGCTGACAAATTACCGACAATCAATCCGGAAAAATAACAATCCCGACTATCCCTATGGGGGAAGTAGAGATTGCTCATATCAACGTTTACCCCTTCAGATTTTTTTACCAAAACCGAGGGAAGCTCGGGGGATTTCTTTGGTGGTCTCCTTCCTTCCCTTGCCGTGGAATGGCTCGGGGCTGCCTTAAAGAAATCAAATTGCCACATTTATCATGTAACCTAGTGTCCCCCTAATAGTAACTTTAAGTTAACTTTAAGCTTCTATACACTTTCTTATCATAGTGCCGGGACTACACCGGTTTTTTATCTTATAGAGGAGAGGGAATATAGACCTAATTCTCAATTATACCGACCCCTATAAATAGGGTTTTCTAATTATTACTAGGTAAGACCCCCTCGTCCCTCTCCCTTTCCTTATCTGCCAATTTTTTCCTCGTCCTATAAAACAAGGGTTTTCTTTACTTCTCGTTTTATGACGGGGAGGAGAAGGGAGTCGAAGGCACGGACTAGTGCTTCCTCTTTGTTCTCGTCATCGATGAGGTAGCTAAGACCGGAGAGGGCAAGGCAAGCGTGGAATGCCTCGTGAAGTATCGTGTCGAGTTTCTCGTTATCACTAAGGTTTCCTCGTATTGTTATAATTTTCTTATCAACGTCGACATTGCCGAAATCTTCTAGGTCTTTCTTATAGACGATGCGGTATTTCTGTCCACCTATAGTGATTTGCCGGGGGTTATAAGATGACGTGTTCATCGCTCCAGTTTTTAACGCCGAGTGCTATAGCTTGGCTTAGAGTGCTTTCTTGATCTGCGAAGGTTATCCAATCCTGCCAGTTACTTCCGAAGAAAGGCTCCGTGATTATCGCCGGCATTGTTGTTTTTCTTAGGAAGGTACCGCCTCTATCTCCTTTTTTTCTACTTTTGATACCCCGGTTTTTTATGAGGGGGAAGTACCGTTGGCATCCCCGGAGTACATATTCTGCTAGGCTCATACCGATCCTTGAGGTATTCCAGTAGAGCATCTCCATTCCTTCGGCTTTTGGGTTATCGGAGGCGTTGAAGTGCAATTCGATGGCTACGGAGGCTTCTTGTTCCTTTAAGTATTTAACGAGCCAGTTCATAGCTGAGACGTAAGATCCGTAGGTTCCGCCGTATTGGTCGACAATAAAAGAGGTGATGCCGTATTCTTGGAGGTCACTTTTGAGATATTCTGCAACCTTTTTATTATAGGTCCATTCGTTAATTCCTCCGCATGATACGGCACCGGTATCTCCTTCTCTGCTATGTCCCACGCAGATAGCCACATTAAGTTTATCCCGGGGGATGCTATTCGTGGGGAAGGGGATGGCTTTGGGTCTTTCTTGTTCCTTTTCGATTTCCTGTAGAGCTTCTATGGCTTTACTGATGTGTTCCTGTGCTTTGAATAGGTCTTCCTTTATTTCCTTCATATTTACCTTTAAAAATCGTCGTTGTTAAAAATTGATATCAGGTCACCCAAAGTTTCCTTCGAGCAATCCTCAGCGATCCTCAGAGCCAATTAGGGCTATTGCGGTGGTGCTGTTTGTTTCCAAAGTAGGTGTCGGCGAGTTTCTTGAGTTCCTCATCCATTAATTCTTCCTTCCGGCTCTTTATCTTATTCTCGGCATCTTGAGCCATTTGTTCGGTCCAGTAAGCCACGGCAATCGCTAGGGCATCCAACCGGTCATCTTGGGTTATTGCTCCTCTATCCCGGGTAATCCGAGAGAGTTGGTAGATCAGTTGATACTTCAGTTGGGATTCCAAGGGGTAGTTCTGGGCTGAGTTAAAGTCTTCTCGGATAACATCCGGGGCGATCACTAGTTTATGTTGACTCATCACCGGTTCGAGGGTGTCTATTATTCTCTTCTCCTTTTGTATACTGTGCCGGACTTCCTCGACGGAACAAGGGTGTACTTTGTGGAGGAAGGGTTTGAAGAGTTCCGAGAACATACCGTCCCCGAAGTTACTCTCGACGATGATGTAGTTAACTTTATGAGCCTTTGCTTTGAGTGCTAACTTCTTTAAAACTTCATCGCCGTATCCTCCTTGCATACCCCCGGCATCTGGAACGTAGAGGAAACCATTAAGCATCTTTACAACTGCCCACGAGGTTTCGTCTCTACCTCTTCCCGAGGGATCTATGGACATCACCGAGCCTGTAAACTCGACCATATCGCCGACCTGTTTCATGGGTCTGTAGAAGCGATCTCCGGTGAACCCTACGTTTGGCACATCGCCTCCCCATATAAGTTCTGGGGACTGTGCCCAGACAACCTTCTCGGGAGCTACCTCGTTATCTATGTCCATGACTACGAGGTCATTAACTTTAAGAGGGAACCTATCAACATCGGACAACCGGGAGTCCAACATGAATTGCATGGCGAACCCTGCTTTACCATAACTAATCTCTCGTTCCGCTAGGTCAATCTCACTGAACCTCGTAGGCTCTGTGGATTTATCTTTTTTATCTTCCGCTACGCATAGAGGGCTAACACTTCCGTAGTACGTCTTCTCGTTCTTTTTTGGTGTTATGTATTTGCACGTCCAGATGCAAGCTGTATAATCACGTTCGATCAATTTGTTATACAGTGAATCTTCGCACTGTGGCGTACCGAGAAAGACAATCTTGCTTTCCTTGTCGGGTTTAAGGATTGATTCAAATTCCTTAACTTGCTCGGCAAGCTTGTCTCTCATCCCTTGCGTAGCGGAGTTGTTGGGAACCTCCACGTCATCCGCAACAATGATATCAGCCCGGCTACCGGTTAGTTGGGAGGTAATACCCAGTGACTTGACACTCGGGGCATGGGAAGCCGGAGCCGGACCAACATCAAAACTTATCTTTGAAAATCGTTGTTTATCGTTTGGAATCAAGTGTGCCAGAATAGGCATCTCGTGAATCAAACGGAGGGTGAATGTACTGAAATCATCGGCTCTTGTTTTACTCGCCGAGCAGACGAGGATATTCTTTGAGGGATCTAAAAGTAACTGGTGGACTACATACGCCGAGCAAATCCAAGATTTACCCACTCCCCGGAAGCCTTGGATGACGGCTCTTCGAGGTCCGTTCTGCATCCACTCTGCAATCTCGTATTGTATCGGGGTGGGGTCCGGTAAATTAAGATGCTTCCAGACAAGGTATAAGAAGTTCCGGAAGTCTTTAAGTTCCTCGGGAACAGTCTGTTTAGAAGACATTTTACGTTTATTCTATGTTATTGAATAGCTTCTTTAGTTGGCTCGTCTTCCTCGTCTTTGAAGGGAAGAATACTAACAAGATCCTGTAATTTATCGTCTTGTTTTAGTGATGTGTGAATGCTGTTATCTTTCAGATATTGCCGGGCTGCATTTAAAAGAGAAGGCTCGGCATCTCCTAGTTTTATTCGAGAGATAAACTCCTCTGTCAATAACTCTTGTAACAGATAGAATTTATCTTCCATTTCTTGTTTGCTGCTGCTCATATAGTTACTTACCTTTTTTACGTATTTCTGATATAATCTTTAAGATCATGTAAACGAGCGTTGCAGCACCTACAAGTACCGCAAGAATCTCATTGACATCGTTAAGGGTTATATTGGCGAGTAGTCCTAAAACTCCAACAGTCGGAGTCGTGAATTGATTGTTCATAATTAAAGTATTTGATACGATCCGCTGATTCTAAGATATTTATTGGATAAATCCTGATAAGAAGCATCAGTAGTCGAGTCCCCTTTTGCTACAAAAATAGTCGTATCTTGGACATAAGCAATCAAAGTGTTTGCTGTATAGCTTGTAAAAGGCGAAGGCAATACTTGAACTTTATTATTGTTACCCGAATAAGGTAGCCCTGTAATTTGTATAGGCGAGGTGTCAGTATTTGATACAAAGGTAACATGGCAGATAAAATGAACCACCCTTCCTATTTTAGTAAACTCAGCAAAATTAATAGTGCTTCCAGAAGTACCTAACCCATTGAAAGCAGGAGTCCAAGTTCCCTCGCTATAAAAATGAGTAGCGTCTGTTCCCGAAGGAATAACAACAGTTCCAGTAGCAGTTAGGTTATCTACTGTTGTAGTTCCGCTCAGTGACAGATTAGTTGTACTCGTGGTTCCTATTTTACCGGCATCCTCCGACACCTCTTGAGCAACGAACAGTCCTTGCTTGTAGGCTGTGTCGAGATCACTCTCGGTCAACCTTGCACCATCTACAAAATCCACGAGTGCGTCAGAAGTTGTCTGTCGATACACTCTTAGTTTTGCATAAGATGATGGGGCGGAACTTAGTGTAATTGTTTTAGCTGACGTGTCTCTTGAAGAGATTGTAAGTTCTGTCTTAGTTCCATTGGATGCTTCTCCAAAAGCTTTGATGTCATTGCCATTGAGGACATCTATTAAAGTGTAACTAAATGTAGCTTGTCCCAACTGATTGGTCCCTGTTCCTGTTGCCGTATATTCGACGTATGAATTTGCCATAGATTTTGTGGTTGTTTGTTAATTTTTAATTTTAAAATGGTTTTACCTTTCTTATTACTTGTCCGGCTTTCTCTCCTTTTTTGAGAACTTCTAGCAAAGTCTCGCCGTCTTTATTTATGAAAGAATTTTTAAACGATTTACTTTCATTAAGTATCTCTTCTTGCACCTCGTCATAAAAAGTATCTATAAGGCTGTTAAGTTCTTCCAAAGCTAGGTTTGTTTGTTTCCCGGTTTCGTCTAATGAAATAGCCCCATTATTAAACTCTCTTCGCCATCTCTTGCTTTTTATTAATTTGTTTACAGATTTCTCGAGTTTAGTTTTCATCAACCTGTTACCAAATTCATTTAGAAGATTGAGGCGTGTTTTTCTACTTCTAAAATCAAGCATCTTAATATTTCTAAATCTTTCCCTAGTTTTCAATCCGAGAATATTATTTACGTCTAAAGACTGAACGTCAGCAAAATCGGTTATTTCTACTTTTTTATCTGGGGCGTATCTTATTGTATTTTGTAAGATTGTTTTATTATGCTTCAAGGGTCTTCCTAAAACATCTCTTTTATAATTCACCGGAGAAGCTCCTAAAGCATCATACGCTAGTAATTCTTGGAAATCTGCTTTTCTAAAGTCGGGGATTTTACCCTCCGGATTTGTAAGAACCTTTACGGCTTTATCAATTTCTCCGGGTGTCATAGCATAACTACCAAGTAACCGGGACCAAGCTCTTCTAGCTTGTTCTACTTGTGCCTCATTTGTAGGGTCTTCTGGGCTTAAAGCTGCTAAGTCTTTTAAACCGGAATTAAAAGGAAGTTCTTTTTGTATCATAGAGATAATACTTCCAAGAAAAGTTCCAAAACCTTGGTCTTCTTCTAAGAACTCTTGGTCTCGTAGTTTTCGGTGATAACCAAAATCAGAAGCTATAGCTAAAGGCATCATTAAAGGTGCGGCGGCTCTATAAGGAATACCGAAAGCTGTAAAAGGTTTTATACCTCGTTTCTCTAGTATGTCTCTTTGCTCTTTGCTTAGAAAAGCCATTGAACCAGTCACTAAAGGGTTGCCGTCTTCATCTGTCATCATTCCACCAACAACCCCCATCATTATAAAGCCGGAACCCATCATCCCATCGGCTAATATTTCCTCGTTAAATTCTGTTTTTCTGTATTCGAGTTTTTCTATCCTATCTTTTATTTTAAGAATTTCTTCGTCTATCTCTTTTGTGGCTGTAGCTACAAGATCTTTATTAGCTTCTTTAGCCATAAAGTTCTTTTTGATGTCCTCGTTCTCTTTAATTTTTTTGTTTAGCTTTTTAATTTGCTTTACATAGGGATTATCAAAAACTTTGTAATAAGCCGGAAGTAAAGGTCCGGCACTTATCCTAGCTCCTCTAACAACACTTCTAATAGTAACATCTACGAAAGGGACAAATATTCTTACTAAAGCGTTAAACTCCGGATATCTACCGAGAGTGTGTTGAATTTTTTGCGTCAACTTTTCCATCATTGACATATAGACATCGCCGACATTATCCCCGGTAGAGGAATAAAACATTTCCTGCCTACCAAAATTAACGGCTGAAATAAAGTCATCTGTTTCTTGTACTATATCAATGCCGTCTGCGTTCTTCTTCCAAGCCGTTTCTAATAGTTCCTTTTCTATATCTACTACGGTTTTGTTAGGGTCTGGCTCAAAGTGATCTTGGAGGATTGCTTTTTTCCTCGCTACGCTAGTTGTTATTTGTCTATATAACTGCCTTCTAAAAGCTTCGTCTACTGCTATGATTCCTCTTATTGGTCCTGTCAGTAAGATATTAGCTATTTTTCCTATTGTTAGAGCGTCATCAAAAAAGTCTAAAAGGTTTCTTTTTGCTCCTGCACGTCTCCCGGCATTGACTCGAGTTTGTCTAAAATTTCTTGCTGATCCAGTAGGTGTAGAAGAAATAGTACCGCCGTCGTTAATTAGCCTTGTGCCTTGTCTTGGGTCAGTTACCGATTGCATTCTTTTAGCCGACAGCCAAGCAGACTTGAACATTCCTTTAGCATCCGAGAAAACTGCAAAAGCAGAAGCTAAATCTCCGACATATAACTTAGAGGAAAGATTAAGACCTTTTCTGTCTTTTAAAAAGTTCTTTAAGAAAGTTGTATGTGGTTTTACAAACTGTTTACTAATTCCGTATATACCAGTAGGAACACCGGCGATTGCCGAAGCTGTAGAAAGTAAAGACAGTTGTCTACTTGAAGTAATCGTAGCTAAAAGCCGTCGTGCTGATCCTAATCCTACATCCATTTGATTATAAATGTAGTTCTCTAATCTTGCATAAAACTCAAACTCCTCGGTATCTTTGAGTTGCTTTTCGGCTTTCGCTGCTTGTTTACGAAGACGAGCTTTAGCTTCCTCGATTTTCTTTTTCAGCTTTGAGCTTTTTGCTTCAGCTTGTTGTTTTGTTAAAAGTTCTTTCTTAACTCTTTGTGCTGTTTCTAGTTTCTTAAATTCTTCCGGCGATAACTTTAAGATGTCTTCAAGTTCTTTCTCGAGTTTTACAATGTCTTTAATTTCTTTATCGGCTTGCTTGTAAAACTTTATTTGTGCTTTTAAAGTTCTTTCTCTTGGACCAATAGCTCTTGAAATAGTACGAGGCTCACTAGTGTCTACTCGTCCAGTTCTTAGCTCTTCTAATTCTTTTTCAAGCTTTTCTATTGTAGCCTTGTTGTCCGTTTTGTTAAGCTTCTGAATCTTTGGCTCTGTGCTTTTCTTCTTTACAGCTTTCGCAATATCCTCGTTGACTTTTCTTATTTGTTCTATGTTGACATCGAGGTCATCAAATATCTTTTTAAAGGTGTCTCCTGTTACTCCTTCAAAAGTAGGAGTGTTTAACTTGGTATCTATAGCAAACAATAAATCATCTAAGGCTTCTTTTCTTTTTGTAGCTGCTGCGGAGTCTATAGCGTAATTATAAAACTCACCTCGTCTTTTCGAACTAGCTTGAAGGTTTCTTCCCGAAGCTCCATCGATAGGAGCTATAACTGTCTCGTAAAGCTCTGCTTGATTAACAAGGATTTGCTTCATCTTCTTTAAAGGAATCTCGGTGCTTTCTCCGGCTTTTTCTTTGTTTATAAAATCAGCCAGTTCGTTATTAAGTTCTTCGTCTAACTCTTCTGCTAAATCCGTAGCGTCACTTTTAAGACGAGGTTCAACAACAGGCTTTCTAGATTGCCTACCTTCCTCAAGAGCTTTTGTTTCCTCTTGTGACATTTTCAATCTACGCTCTTGAAGATCTTTTATATCATCTAGTATAAATGGTTTTTCTTCGGGAGTAATTTTTGGAGCTATTTTAGTTTCAACTTTATCCTCAAAAGTTTTCTTAGACTTTCCAGTTTCTATCTTTTGTGCTACCTCGTCTTCCTTTTTGTATAAAGTAGAAGCATCATCAACGATATCATAAGCTTTTTGAGTATCGTCTATTCTAGTTTTAAGCTTTTTAATTTTTGATTTTTTAAATAGAACAAAGTCATCCGTAGCTTCTAATTCTTTTAATTGGGTTCTAAGATTAACCAGTTCTTTAGATATGCTTTTCTTGGCGTTGTCCGTTACCTCGGTTCTTTGCCTTCTTCCCCACCAACCGGTTTTTGCCCAAACACCTAGAATGCTATTAAAAGTTCCGCCGAAACCTCCGGCAAACAAATACTCGTAAGTGTCTCGGTTTTCTCTTTCATTAAGAGCTATTTGTAATTCTTGTCTTACATGAGTCTCGGCAATACCGAGCGAAGCTCCACTAGCAAAACTCTTAACTCCATTAATAGTTAAGTAAGCTCCTTTTTTATAAGCACCGAAATCACCGGCTGTTTGTCCGGTAAGTTTAAGAAGTTGTTTGTCTGTGCCGGATCTCCGCATATTAGCGAGCATTTGTGCCCCAGGAGGAACGAGTCCTCCAAATATACTAGTAGCTATAAGTTCTCCCGAGGATATTTCATCTTGTAACCCATAAGCTTTTCTTACTTGCTGTCCGGCTAAATTACTTGCCCCCCAAATCAAACTGGTAGAAAATGCGTAAGTACCCAAACCTGTTAATGTAGATACAGGCTCTAGTGCTTGAGGACCGGCAAATCCTAACAAACTGGCGGTTCTAGCTGTCTTAGTTGCTCTAATAAACTTATTAAATTTATTAGCTTTGTGTGCTTTATCTACAGCATAAGTTCCTCCTATTCCTCCGATGAGTTCCACTCCTATAGAAGCTATATTAGCGGCGTGGTTAGCTCCGTCTTTTTCTATTTGTTTTAATCCAGATAAATACTCAATAACCTCGGGGCTTACATTTGGATTTTCTTGTTTATCTTCTTCAACTTGTTTTTGTTGTGTAGCTAATCTTCTAGCTTTTATTTCTTCAAAGGATAACGGCATTATTATTTAACTGGTAAGAGTTCCATTTGAACATTGTAAAAATTACTTAGGAAGACGGACTCGTCGGATGTGTCAAATATTCCGAGGTCTGCCATTACTTTTAACTTTTTATTATCTTCTGGGGAAAGGTCTGGGTTTTCTTTTGTGGCTTCCTCCATAACATTTATAAATTCTTCCATAGCCTTGTTTAGTTTAGCCTCGCTTTCAAAAAGGCTAACTTCATTCCACCATAACGATGTTGTTTCAAAGTCTTCTATAAATGTAGGATTATTAAAATCTATTTCTTTATAACCATAAAATTTCTGTAAAAGTTCTAAAGCTTCAGTGTTTTCTTCTTTACGTGCTTTCTTAAAGTCTTCTTCAATAACTTTTCTAGTGCTGTTTGATGTAAGAGGAGAAACGCCGCTTTCCACATCAAGTGCATATTTACGCGATAATGCTTTGTAATCTTTAAATTTACGATTATCTGGAAAGTTAAAACCTGCAATATTAGTAGGAGTTTCCGGATCTCTAAAGAAAGGTATAGCTCCCTCCGTATAGAAGGGACTTTTATCTTCATCTTGTAAGTTAAATTCAGATCTTCTTTTTATACGTTCGCCTGTTATTTCTTCTTCACTTGTTGCTGCGTCGAATCCCTGAGATGGCACATCTTCATTTAATCGTACTTGCATAGCTGTAGCCGCATTCCTTAAAAATTGCATTTCGAAATCTACAAGATCTCTAGCTTGCTCTAAAAGTATCTCGTCTTTATTAGGAGTTGCTTCGTCTAATTGCTCTTTAGCAAATTCCTTTAAGTCCCTTTTTACTTTATTAATAGCGTCCATTTTTTCGACGTTTAGTCTTCCTAAAGTATAGTAAGGAGGAGTAGAAGAAGTACCCTTAAAGACTCCTTTTAGTGTAGGGTCTTTACTTACTTCCTCTATTTTTTGCTGAACAAAGTTTCCAATAGCGGCATCTCTCGGCATAAACTCGTTAAACTTTGTAGCTTCCCTGTACTCTTCTAAAACTCCTATTGTTGGTTCTAAAGTTGGATAAGGAGAATTTCTCATAAAGTCCTCGGCAGTTTTAGAAGGGTTATTCTCAAAGTAATCCCTAGCTGAAAGTTTAAGTTGTTGCTTATCTGTTAAAGACAACCCAATGTAAACTTCCGGTGCTGCTTTATTTATTTCTCTTCTTTGTGTGCTAATATCGTCCAAAGATTGATTAACAATAGCTCTAGTTTGTGAGTCTAAATCCTGTGCTAAAATATAAGTGATAGCTTTATCATAGTTTTCTTGTGGATTGCCGGACTCTAAAACCATGTCCGTCAGGTCTTTTATTTTTATTCCTGCTTCAGTTAAACCTCCTTTAGAATCTAGGGATCGAAAAGCTTCTCTTA